AATAGCCTCAACAAGGTCGTTTTCAATAAGATATCTACGAGCATTGCTTTCTCCACTACCAGCGTCGCCTGTAAAAATAGAAGATCCGTTATGAACTTCCGCAATTCTACTTCCCAGAGGAGTATCTTTCTTCATTTTTGCAACATTGTTCAGAAGGAACAACAGCTGCCCATCACTGGTTCTCGGAATCATAGAAAGTTGAGTTCCATCTTCCAGATACGCATTAAATCTGCTGTCAAGAATATCCTTTTTACCTCCCATTTTCTCAGCATCAGTTTTCCAACTCTTTCCGTAAGGAGGATTTGCTAACATAAAGTCAAACTGGCGAGTTGCATTGCCATCTGCTGAAAGAGTAGAGCCATATGCAATATGCTCAGCTTGATCTCCATCACCTTTCAAAAGCATATCAGCTTTACAGATAGCATATGTTTCAGGCTGAACTTCTTGTCCAAACAAGTGAATAGAAACATTTTTGCCACGTCTTTTTGCAATATTTAAAAGTCTATCTTGTGCTACAGTGAGCATACCTCCTGTTCCACAAGCTCCATCATAACATGAATATGTTGCATCCATAATCTGATCTGCCACCGGAACAATAATAAGGTCTGCCATCAGTTCAACAACATCACGAGGTGTCCAGTGTTCGCCTGCTTCCTCGTTATTTTCCTCATTAAACTTACGAATAAGTTCTTCAAAAATGGTTCCCATTCCATGATTATCCAATGCAGGCAGCTTGATTGTAGTCATTGTATCATCTGTATAAACCGGCTTTGGGCTCAGGTTAATGGTCGGAGAAACAAACTTTTCAATAACAGCGCCAAGAATGTCTGCATCAATCATTGTATCAATCTGATTACGAAACTTGAATTTCTCCAAAATTTCCTGAACGTTAGGAGAAAAACCATCAAGATATGCTTCAAAATCGGCTTTAAGCGTCTGTTTCTTTGCACGACTTGTCAGATCTTTCAGTAGGAATGGAGAAGCATTACAAAACGCCTGATCTGCAGCATTGCACAGGGCCGGCCACTGGTTTGTAATACCAGCCTTATCCATAGTATCTTTCATTTTAAGAACGTCTGTTTTTGTATCTTCTAACATTGCATCCAAACGGCGAATAACTGTCATCGGAAGAATGACATCACGATATTTACCACGTACATATACATCCCTCAAACAATCATCTGCAATTCCCCAAATAAAACTCACTATTGAGTTTTGAATTTGATTATCCATATAAATCTACCTTTAACCTTTCATCTATTTGCTTTATAACCTATCAATTCTAAATTACTGGGTGTCCATTAATCTTCTGTACCAGAATTATCATCAGCAGCACCTCCGGAGCGAATCCAATCATCTACTTCGGACAATTTAAATTTCCAGAGGCGGCCCACCTTATAGGCAGGCATATTTCTTTTTGCAATCCATTGTAAAATTGTATCTCTTCCAACACCAAGATACTCCTGCACTTCTTTAAGTGTCGACCAT